TCGTTGTATTCATAGATGATATTCCTCCACTGATCAAAAGAAAGCTTCATTGAAGGATTCTTCTTACAGAAATGATTGTAGTTACTTTTGCTGGAACTTCTCCAGTCTATCTTTATTCGCATATCATCTCAGATTTGGTGCATTTGGTGCTTGACCATCTATACCATCTTCTGTGATGTCTGTTTTAAGTCTGAAATATGTACTGAGTAATTTCTGAGATGTGAGTTCCAACACCTGCTTTTCAAGATAGCCTGGGAGAGCATACTCTCTGTCCAGGGGATTCATGCACAGTTGTTCTGTAGTGTATTCAGGAGTGCCACATCCACACTCAGGATACATAATTTCATTTGGAACATCTTCCTCAAAGAATGCTACAAGTCTGATGGCTTTCAACAGAGGATTGTTTACATATAGATAGCCATTAGAAATCCAGTAGTATTCTTCGTTCTTGATAATAGGAAGTTTCAGAAGATTGATATATCTATTGATGGTTATTTCTTTCAACTTCTTACCCTGCCCACTCATAGCGTTAATTGAGTAGACACCTTGAATAACGTATTGATAGTTACCTTCAGAAATGCGAGGAAGTTTAAATTTGGTTCTTGCTACACTGCAAGGATCAACATATTCACAACATTCGGAAATAGGAACTTCTACCATCTCCAAACAGGGGATGGTAGTAAAAAGAGTATCCGTAGCCCAGAGCTTTCTGAGATTGGTTTCTCTTTTCACCAGCATGAGGGTGTTGTTCTTTACTTCAGAAGCCACAGCTCTATCTGTAATAAGACTGTCTGTAGATAACAGCTTATGCATAGAGCGTACATCTGAAACTAATTTCCTTAAAGTTGCCATTATAAATACTGTTTGAATATATTCGTCATTCCATCATTGTAATCTAAAAGGAATCCAGTAACTTCTCCTTTTGTTACAGTGTATCCATTTTTATCATCCCAAGAACTCTTGGCTGTAGAGAAAGCTGGAAGTTGATAGAACTTAATACCATTGAAGTCTAGACTCACCTCATGATGTTTGTCTCCTGTGAAGATGTAGAAGTTGTCATGATGTGACCATTCTTCTTTATACTCCATTGGAAATAGTCCAGCAAGTTTTGCAGGCTTCAGAGCATCTCCATGGTTAAACATGATTGCTGAGGTTCCGTAACTTACATACTTTCTGTATCTAGGGGAGATATCAAAACTTATACGAGGTTCATTTCTGAAATAAGTTTCTAACCAGCTAGCTAGGTGCCAGCCTACAAACTCATCATGGTTACCTGCTACAAAGATCACTTCAATCTCATCTCCTTTCTGAAGAAGAAGGTTAATTACATTCACCTCATGATCACAAATAGCTTGGAAAGATTTGTGGTAAGAAAGAATGTTTTGCTGAGGAGTGCCTTTTGTAGTGGTGTTGGTAAACTCACTATTAAACTCATCTGATCCAATGATATATTTAATATCTGTAATGAAGTTAGAAAGAGAAGCCTGATTTAGAATCACCTCTACCTTTTGGATGAATGTGCCAAATCTTTCCTCTATATCATTGTTTCCTTCAATATCTAGTTTATTCAGGTGGGAGTCTTGCTTATTAATAATCAAGCAAGCTTCTTCTTTACTGTTATCAAATTTAGGAGCTACTATCTCAGGGGAGCAGGGCTCATAGTTCTCAAGGAAGGTGACAAAGCTATCCTGAAACACTTGCTCATTCTTCTTCTTCCCTAGCCATGCTTTAACCTGCCAATGAGGATTTTCACCATTTCCCCAGTAGTTTTGGACGTATTTAGTGATTTCCCATTTGTCCGTATCAATGTTACACTTTTCGATAAGTTCGTCAAGTGACCTGATTTCTTCTTTGCTGTTGAGCACAACTTCACCTGTTCCTTTGCTTACATCTTCAAAAAATCTCACCACCGTATCCTCTAATTCACTAATGTAAGAACCAACTTCTGCATCAATCGTTGCTTGTTCTGAACCCTTCAATTCTTTTAGCAACTCATCCACCTCATCTTCTGTAATTCTAAGTTTGTCTGCATAGAACTTTTTGCTCTTTTTCCAGCTGAGCATTTGCTCCAGCTGTTGCAGAAGAGATTGATTTTCAGGCATTTAGGTTTTAATTTAATTAAAATTACTGTAAAGGTAGGAAACTTTTTTGATATTTTCCAAATTATTTAAACATTTCTGATTATCGTTGATAACATTTCTAGTTATAAACAAAAACTCCCCAGGGTAGAAACCCCAGGGAGATACCCTGTAAAACCAACAAAACAGGGTTTTTAATAATTTATAACGGTACTGTTGTGGTGGTGGTTGTTGTAGGAGTCACTGTTGTGGTTGTGGTGGTTGTTTCACAGCACACACCCGTGTCTGTGTAACTTCCCTCAGTTCCAATTTGGATGATAGGATAGGATCTGTCTACACAGTATGTTGCAGGAGCGTCTGAAGCAGTGTATGTAGTGGGAGTTGTAGCCCCACATTCAACAAATGTAAATGTTACATCAGCCCCTCTATTAGCTGAGAATTCATGATTTGTACAGCAAAGGCAGCCACCCTCTATAGAAATATCAATATAATCTGAGCAAATCCCAAGAGAGACAACTCTTATTATTGTGGTTCCTGGAGGTACGAGAGTTGATGTATATCCTGCCAAGAGAGAAGCCTTACTTACGCTTGTCTCAAAAGCAATGGTAAATCCATCTACATCTGAAAAGAGATTGAAAGGGCCTGTATCAGCTCCTGCAACTATGAGTGTTATTACTACGGTCATGATTTATTGGTTTATGGTAAAGTGGTAGTAGTTGTGGTAGTTGGAAGACAACTATTCACTATACTACAGAAGGTTGCTTTGAAAGCTGGATCAGTTTGAAGAAGAAGTAGAATTGACGTGAGAATGTTCTCAGGACAAACCTTTTCATCAATCTTCTCTAAAGCAACTTGCAAATTAGTACTGGTGTTAATGCCTGTACATGGAAGATTCGGTCCCTCATAAATAATATATTGAGCATCCACACAGGGGATAGTACAAGGACCCATTCCTTCTGGATATACAGGACCTTTAACAGGTCCAAAACAAGGCATTCCTGGTATACAAGCCATTTAGATTAGATTTACGGGATGTACATAATATAGTAACAAGCAAGCACTGGAGGAATGTTATTGTGAGTCTGGCTACTTCCTGTTGAACCATTCACAACACTTACACCAATTCCTGTAGTGTTAGTGTCTACAACATCAGTTCCAAGTCTACCACTCTGCCAGTTCCAAACATCAGACCCACTAGATGAAATAGATGTACCTCTAGCATCACTACCAGCAAAATAGTTAGCTATTAAGCTGTGCTTGTGACCAGGATCTGTTACGGTGACTGTTGCTGTGTGAGAGTGAGCAGGAATTTGGTTAACCGAAAGCTGAACAGTGTTAGCCCCACTTGTACCAAGAAGTACATAGTTAGGGTTACCAGGGAACGCAGGATCAACAACAGGATTGAGAGCACCTCCACCAGGAACACCCTGGATAGCTCCTACAGCGATTCTTCCACGCTTGTCAGGAGTACCATTAGCACCATTACAGAGATACACTTTATCCCATCCAAGACCAACAAGACCAGCTCCTGAAGCACTAAAGTTGGTAAGAGGACCATAGTATTCTACCACTGTGTAAGGAACCATCTTTTGATATTGCTGAGTGGGACCAGGGTTTGCAGCAGCTATACATGCATCAACAAGGGTGCAAAGATCAGCCAGCTTTACATAGTTGGTCTCAACATCTAATACAAAAGCAGCAAAGTCTACACTCAGTGTGCAAAGCTTTGTAATAACAGCTTGCAGAATAGCATGAGTTCCAGATGTGCTAGTTACACCAGTAAGACAATCTACATCATAAGGACCTTCAAGAGCCTCTAATTGAGCAACAATAACATCCACTTGTTCTTGCAAATCACAAGTGGCTTTAATAAGAGCATTGAAAAGATCTACAGCTGTGAGGTCTCCACAGTCAGGGAGATAATTTTGAACTAGCTCACAGATGATTTGGGGATCAATCACAGGCTTAATTCCTGTACCATCCAATGTGGAGGTGAGGAATGTAATAAGAGCCTGTTCTACAAAAGAAAGAGAATCGCCTGTCTGAATACCCAGAACAGGAACATCCACCCCTGTATATCGTACACATTGGTCAGAGACAATCTCTGCACAACCGTTAAAACAATTTGAACAATTAGTTGACATTATCTAAATTTTAGAAGTTTAACTCTACTAGCAATCATTTCAATAGTGTAATGAGGGATATAGTCTGAATTACAATACTTGAATGTTAAGATTCTTTTGTAGTTTAGTAAGTCCAGAATAGCCCCTGCTGGGATGGGTTGGTTTAAAGAAAACACAACATTGTTATATAGATTGCCAGCAAGCTGCTTTAGTTTACAATCAATATCCTCTAGGAGGGCAGGTATACTAGCGCAAGCCACACAATCTGTAAGCCTTGGAGATAACATTTTTTAAAGTTTGTTTTGCTTTGGTAGCCTCTATGTTACATGCTGCACAGAGACCGTTAATTAATTGACATCCACATCCAAACTTAGCTCCACATTTACTACAACTAGCCATATTATTGAAAGTTTAATACATAATTATTTCCAGAACATCCACAATTATTCTTGATAAAATTATCTAACATCATGTTAGCCTGGTTGTACAATTTGTTTGCTTCAGCTACAGCACAATTGTTTGCAGCAGCAATTGCTCCCTGAATGAAGAAATAGATAGTATTTAAATTTACCTTCTGTTGTGTTTTGATTGCTCTGTCACATTCCATCATATCGAGCTTCATAAAGGCAGCATCAAACTTTTCCTGTAGTTGATCTACACGAATAATGGTTTTCTCTACAAAATTAAGATAGGCTGGGGCAACAGTGTATTTCAAATAATAAACACCGTCAGGAAGAGGTAATAAGGGAGATCCAATTGTTGATATTCCTAATGACAGAGAATTGAAGATGTTAAAATCATTCACGTTAAAAGGAAGGCTCACTGTCCCAAATGCAGGAACAGTTATATCAATTGTGGGAGATGAAACAACAGGTGGATCAGTCGGATAGATCGATGCATCAGCAATACCTAATGTTTGCACATTGTATGTAGGTACCACTAATATATCTAATTTCAAATCTGGCATGTTGTTTAAAATAATTAAGCCAGAGGATTGAGTTTTAATCCTCTCACCTCTGGCTTAGGTTAATATAATATTTCTATGTATCTACCTTACTATTACGGAATCAAAGTTGACGTAGTAGTAGTAGAAGGCCATACAGTGGTAGTAGTAGATGTGGTTGTTTCACAAGTATTATTACCAGGAATAGTACCCAAAGCTGCAGTCAGGATGTTGCTAACAGTAGTAGCTGCACCAGAACCTTGCTCAACAGCAATGATCACAGTGCTATCTTCCATGATGTAGTCACCCCACTGATACTCAGATTTGTTGTACTCGTTGAACTTGATGTAGTAAGTGTCGTAAGTTGTGTTTGCAGTTACCCAGCTTTCAAAGTTCTCGTTATAACCCGCCATTCTGTAAAGGTGCTTCAAATAACCAGCTTGGTAGCTGTAGAAATTCTTCTCCAATTGTTGAATCTCTGCAGATTGTCCAGAAGCATAAGAAGCACGTTGAGTAACAACAGGCTCAGCTACAAAGTTACAACGATCAGCAACGATGAAGTCAGCTGTAGTTGCTGGTCCACTGTACACAAATGTACGGAACCACATTCTGTCATACTCGAAAGGAAATGCTGCAACATCACAAGGCTGTCCGTACTTAGTAAGAGGCTTACCAGAGATACGCAAGATTGCATTTGCATCATTACCAATTCTTTGGAATTGATAGAAGGTGTTGAAGCTAATGTTGTCAGGGTTGTTACCAGGAGCTTGAAGTTCCAGTTGGAAAATGAACTTGTCAATCAAAGCAGGAACATCAACATCAGTACAAGGATCACCACCGCAATCACAGCAAGGAGCTTGAACAGTTACGGAACGGGTGAAACCATTGAAATACAGAGTGTCAATGTAGCTAGAGTGAGCACGAAGTGTAAGGGTAACAATGTCACCACACTTAACAGTCCAATTAGATACATCAGTTACCTGAGTAGCAGCAGTAGGGCAACCAGATACCTTGTAGAAATCTGTAACGTTAGAGTTACAATTTGCTGTAGGGCATCCTTTAATCTTATCAGAACGCTTAGAGCCTTGCAGATAAGTGTTTGTTCTACCTTGTGCAACATAGAAATAAGCAGATGCTGCGATGTTAGCAGCAGTTGCCACTGAATAGTCAGCTCTGAAGAAACCAACTTCACCAGCAGCAAGATTTTGCGTAGAACCCAAACTAGCAATCGATGTGCCAACGGGAACTACGAAAGGGTAGTTAATGAAAAATCAGCCATTTTGTTTTTTATTTAAATGTTAAAAAAATTACTTTATTCGTTCGTTTGTATTCTCATTATGGAGCTTTGTACAGCAGATTGATTCTCAGTGTACATTGCCAGATTCTGCACTGTGAGATCTAACAATTCATCCTCTAAATAAGTCTCTAGTTCACAATCTTGATCAACAGAAGGTTGACCATCAAATCTTACATATCCTGTTTTATCAATATACTGAGGATACCTCATGTATGATATGTAAATCTTTGTAGGTGTGAATGTCCCATCAGTGAATATACTTATCTCATCGGAAGATAGGAAGTTGAAAGTTTCTTGGTATTCAAAGGAAGGCTTATAATGATCGTTATTCAGAATGAACTGAAGATCACCATGTTTAGCCAAATCTCTATTGATCCAAATCTTTCTATCCTTGCAAACTCCTTTATCAGCTAATATATATGCATCAATGTAGAACATGTACTTAGGAACAAGGAGATGAAGACTAGCTTTCCACTGATGTAGTTCTGGATTGAGTATTGTGAGCGTTAGAGGTTGGTTAATGTAAGTGATTACCAAACTCTGAAGGTCTTCATAGCGCTTCTTAAACGCATCAAGCCCCATACCATTAACTACACTGAAACCATCAACCTTCTGCTTTATCAGCTTGATCTGTGCCTCATTAAGAGCCAAGATCTTATCTTCGAGGTTGATTTGCTGATGATCATTGGTTGATAGTTTATTTAGTCTTTGGTCAATCTTATATAATAAACTATCTACAGATATCATACGGATGCTAGTTTCTTAGTTTTTAATCTCTGCTCCAGAGTGATCAACATGTCTTGATTGTCATCATCTGCCAGAGTTCTAATTAAATCATCTTCATCCTTGGCTACCTCAAACTCACCTTCATAAATCTTACCGCTAGGTTTCACTCTATAAACTGCGTGAGTGAGAGCTTGTTTCACCAAGTCTTTAATATGGAGTAAGTTTTCCTTCATGTCTGCAAATCTGTTGAACACCTCTACAGGAGTCAAACCTTGATATTTGCCATTCTTGAATTCTGTTTGTTTCAGGAGGTTATCTACCTGATTGTATACAGCTTGTTCAGTTGAATTATCTGTAACAGGCAGTCCCAACAATCTTGCCACTTTCTTTTTCTTCTCAGGAGTCATGCTATCAAACTTGACAATAGCCTTATTGATGAGCTGTTTCTTCTTGAAGAGCACTGCATTCTCCACTTCATCATCAGCTACATAGAACTGAGTGTCTGCAGGAAATTCACCACGCTCCCAAGCTTGGTAGCTAGAAGCGATTGTAGGATGCACACGCAACCAAGCGAATGCTAGCTCCTGAAGGGGAATGCTAATATCAAAGAAGTTATCACCATCCAGCAGTTTTACAGGCTGAACGTGTAGATTATCATTATTAGAAGTTGAGAGTCCATAGTTCCAGAATGCAGAACGAGACCCTAAGTCAATATCTCCAAGAGCAGATTCAAGTCTTTTTCTAAGTGCTGTTACACGCTCAATTTCCAATTCCTTTTCAAGAGGATCTTGGATTCTACGAATGTAAGCAGCATTAGGATCAACTCCTGTTCTGTACTGACCATCAAGTTCCTTATAGGGATATTTAAACACCCCTGTTCCAGGAATTCTTGTATAGCCTCTTAGTGCAAGTCCTCCTTGCATTGTCTGCAACTGGGAGTTATTATACTCCTTCTTAAGTGTTGAGATTTTTCCAGTCTTACCCATGATGTAGTTTATTTTGTTTGGTTTAATTTGCAGAGTGATTCCCACCGAAGGGACAGCGATTGGGAGACACCCCAGTCCAATCACTCTGTAGTTTGAGAAGGCTCCCCCACTTGGATGTGGGGGGCACTCCTTCTCGGTATTTAGCGCAGCTAAGCTGCAGCAGTATTAGAATTGTGGGATTTCCTCAATCAGAACTGTACGAGACAGATCTTCAATGAATACATCACAACGATCCTTCATCCAGATTTCGTATCCTGGGAATTTGTTCGCAGAGCTCATACCCTGAGACTTAGCAAAGCCTAAGTGGTGGCGAGTTCCATCGATATATCCCCAAGTCATAGAAGGTGCACCCTTCATACGAACTTCACGG